CTATTTGCCGCTGTTGGCGAAAAATGGATGTCTGCTCAACATATCGGCGTTCTCTTGTGCGGACACCTTGATGTACTTCAGAAATGTACTCTCTTTAGTGTGCCCCGTTATCTTCATGATGGCAATGGTTGGTACACCCGATTTATAGGCATTGGTCGCAAATGAGCGTCGAGCCGTATGCGATGACACCAATTGATATTTTGGCATTACAACTTCTACGTTTTGGCCGCCAACGTTTCTGTTGATGAGTACCTCTTGTGTGATGCCAGCCAGTCGACACAATTCCTTGATGTGTCCGTTCAGCTTCTGATCCGTAATGGTATCGGATAAATCAAATCCTCTGTTGATAATCTCTCGGACAACGGGATGAATGGGAATAACAACTGAAGTTCCTGTCTTCTGCGTTTTAATCGTGATGAACCTCCCTATATGTGCATCTCGTAGTCTAGAGAAGTCCGACACCCGCAGGCCGGTGTAACAGCCAATCAGGAATAGTCCTCTTGCTCGTTCCAATGCGGCTATTCTTCGGGGTATATTATCCCCTTCTTTGGCCTTTTTCGATACGGTGTCCGACAATATGGCCTTCTCGATGTCTAGATCATGAATCAACTTCAATTCGTCCAGATCGAGATACACGTTGTCTACCGGATCCTTTGGCGCGATAAAATCCCGGTGATCGGTGCCGTGTTCATCGTGAAGGCGGTCGTTTTCACGTGACTCCCTATAAGTCTGCTTGACAATATTGACAACGTTTCCAAAATAGTTACGGGAATATCCCTTTTCGTAAAACCAATGCTGGAATCGGTTGTAAAAGTCGATGTTAATGTCTGTTATTCGTAGTCTGCTACGGGTGTATTCCTCAAATTCCCGAAGTTTTCGCAACGCCTGTTCGTACTTTATGACGGTGCGTTTATCCCTTACCAGGGCGTAACGGGGAATGTATACCTTCTCGATGTAGTCGCAGAAGTAGCTGGTGTTTAGACTTCCGCAGCCATCCATGCCGGCATCCGATAACTCCGATATTGCCTTTGCAAACTCTTCCGGAGTTGGCGTTCTTTGTTCGTATTCGAACTTCCTGACGGCTTGTCTTCCTATCTCCTCCCAATGTTCTATGGCCTCGTTTATCGGCTTCCCGTCAAAATCGGCCGTCACCTTCGCGCGATGTTTCGCTGTACTCCAATACTTCGGCGGAAGACCTACACCAATACTCTTTCGGTATTGCCTGCCGTGGAGAGACACGATCATTATAACGGTTGCTTTGGGCCGCCGTTTATTTATGATAGTGAAGGTGATCATTCGACGCTATCGAATATGGAATCTTCAAATTTTACAGCAAGGCCTGAAGCCATAAATCTAGCCTGAGGTTGAGACTTTGATACGGGTTCAAACTTTATATTAACACCTATTATTCCATTTGCACCTTTTTTTTGGCTATATCCACTAATTCATTGATCATGAGTTCCTCAGATGGATTTTTGCCTATGCCATTGATTCCTATCTCGACAGTTATGCGTTGTAGTGGAATATATTTGTATCCATTATAATCAGAAAGTGGAGATACGATTATTCCATCCTTTACATATCTATGATAATCGAAATAGTGATAGGTAATATATGGCGTGTGAACTACGCAAGAATACATCAAAAAAGCACATAATGATAGTATAGCCGCAAATCGTTTCATGATGTTATTCCGTCAATTTTTTACGAATCTTTACCAATTCTTTTTTCATTATTCCCGCGATGCCGGCATATCCATCCATTTGAAGATACAGCACGCTTGAACCCATTCCGGATCTTTTATTGATAGACAATTCTCTGCCGGCATTCATTGCTGTTATGCTTTCATCATTTTGTAAATTGTCTATCAAGTTTATCATTTGGTCAATTGTCGAAATAGACTCTTCTTTCCCGTCTCCGAGTAATACAAGAAAAGAATCATCGAACCTATTGCTGGTAGGTAATACTATCCAATATCTCGATTCTGTCTTTTCCAGCCAAACTGTATTACCCCTTAATTTAAGTAGTGTTTCTGTTTGTGGTTTCTTCTCAATTTGATACAATTGAGAATAAATTGAGGAAACACCAAACAACGTCGTTAGGATCAACGAAAGTAAAATCTTTTTCATATTTTTTATTTCAAAGATAAACACAACATCACTTTGTAGAACCCGAAGATGTTGGAAAATTTGACAGCAAACGGCTGGAATTTAGGATCCGGATTCAGCGAATAACACATTACCTCGTCATCGCTATTTCCTTTGCGCACCTCCTTTACTATCGTTCCATTCATCGTGTCGAGGACATATACGCGCCCCCATTCTATGAATGCCTTCTCGTCTATGCGCTTTATAAGGATGCGCGACCCACTCGGATACTCCGGGGCCATAGAATCTCCGGTTATCGTTATGGCAAAGTCAGCCCCGGCAATAGGGGAGATCACCTTCTCGCAATCTGTCGCTCGAATTGATGCTACAAAGTCATTCAACGGGCCGCCCTGCGCATACAGCGGAAGGAGCGGAACTAGGTGAGCACTGGGGATTTGATCAGATGGTTCTTCTTGTTTACAGGAAAGATATTCACCTAATTCACCATATTTCTCTGTTAATAGATTATAGTACTCTTCCGGCATCGAATCTTTACCTGTTTCGATTTGGGATATAAAAGATTGTCCAATTCCTAGTATTGACGCTAGATCCTTTTGGCTCAATCCCTTATCCTTTCTAAATCTCCTTAAATCGAAATTCATAAGTATTTCTTATAAAATATTCCTTATATTATTCGTATATATCAGAAATATATTTCTTATATTTGCAATACGAACACAACCGATACCACAAAGATACGGCGACGGTTCACAGCTTGAAATAGCAAATATATATAAATTTTTGAGAACAAATGCAATATCCGCAATCGAAATCATTCAACAAGGGCCTGCGCGAGGTGGCATACGGCAAGCATAAGGAGTTGAAGGCTGCGCTTATGAAAGCAATCGGAATCGCCTCCGAACCTATTTGGCGCAAGTACCGTGACGGCCAGACGAAATACCTCGATGTAGACGTCGCCCGTCGCATCGAAGAGACCTTCGCAGCTTTCGGTGTGAAGAACCCATGGGGTGAGTAGCCATGAAGACGGATTCAATACTCTCAAAGGCCGAGGCACGTGTATCGCGTGGGTATGTGGAGGGATTGAGTGGCAAGGAGATCGCCGACCGTCTCTGCATATCGTACAACACGGTGATCCGCCACACGCAGAACATCTACGAGAAGATCGGCCGGCACTCGATTCACGGGCTGGTGGCGTGGTGGTTCTGCACGAACTTCGACATTGAGCTGGGAGAGATAATCCGTCGCATCGGAGCTGGCTGTCTGCTGCTCCTGTTCTGCGCCTACACCTTCGGGGGAGGCGAGTATGAGCGAACGGCACGTCGAGTACGACGCAGTCGTCGGGAAGTTGAATATATCATTGAATCGTAATACCATGACAGCATACGAGGCATTTGAACACTATTCGCAACTGGAGGCGAAATGCGCAGCACAAGAGGAGTTGCTGTCGCACAGTGTGGACGTGAGACGATTCGACAGCATAGGAATGACGATCAAAGAAGCTGCCAGGTACCTCGATATGCGCCCTAGTACGGCTCGGGATTATGCCAAACGCGGCCTTCTGATCCTGCATCCCGATTCGACCGATGCAAAGATCGTTGTGAAAGCCTCGGACGTGTTGTCGAAGACGAAAGATCAGCTGCGCCGGGCGAAGCGAAGGCTGAAGTGGAACATCAAAGACCGACAGATATGACAATGAAAGAACGAACGCCATACCACGGATATGAGATCCAGCTATGGCACCTGACGCCGGAGGAAGCATACCGGCAGAGCCGGAAAGACAACCGGACGCGCCGGTGGGCGATTATCCGATGCACGATCCGGCGGTGGCTGGGAATGAAGTAACGACGACAGGGAGTTATCCACCGGGGACGCCCGGGTATGTGGAAGTCATTGACGCGAGGATCGAGCCGTTGAGATGATCATCAAACACGGCCAACGGAAACGATGAGGGCAGATACCTTTTCTCGCAGGTAAGAATCAAAGCTGCCGCCGGTGCGAATCCGGCACTCCCTCAAATAGCCACCCTTCGAGGTGAGGGGTCTTTCGCTGACAATAACCCCACAGCAAAGCGATGCAGCAGTTCTTTGACATTGTGGCGATCGTCTGCAACGACGTTAAACCCGGAGACCGACTTGGCGGCGACCGGGCGGGCAACCGACAAATACCAATCATCGAGCGATGATGCGGAACGATCCGCGGAGCCGAAACGACTTACCCGGTGTGGCTTGACCGCCACACCGGGTGCAAACTAAACCTAAAAAATATGTACGTCTACAAATGGATTGAAGGCGAGAAGCAAATGATCGACTTCTGCCAAAAGCGGTTCAAGATGAAGCCGCACTTCTGTGAAACGATTGGTCACTGCGGTCCTGCAACTATTCACATGATCTACAAATACAAGGACGAGAATGATCGAAGCAAAGGATGCGCGCAGATGTTTTTCCTTTTCATGGATCACCCTGCTGGGAAAATTGGATGTATAGACCTGGACAAAATAGAACGATGGACCTATGAACAAATCAGAGCTGATAGAACGTCTATTGTCAAGTGACGAAGAGGAGGTCCTTATTGAGATTGACGGATGGCAGTACGATATAGAAATTGGACACGTAGAGGAAGCATTTGACGGATTCGATGAAGTGTTTCCTGCAGCGATAAGTTTGAAAGCAAAAAAAGGTTGATATGGTACGAAACCCACAACGCGAGATTCTTGCCTACCTGATGGCGGGTGGGAGGCTGACGGTACAGAAGGCATCGCGACTGTTCGAGACTACCGAGCTACGGAAGATCGTCAGCCGGTTGCGGCGCCGCGGACAGCCGATCGAGGACGTCATGCACTACGACACGACCCGGACGGGCCGACGGGTATGGTTTAACGAGTACCGGATGGGACATGACCTCGGCGGCTTACAATAGCCGATCTATTCGCAAACTTACCACTTCCGCCGCCATCCGTGAGGCCCGCGGCGGTTCTTGACCCTTGGTGTAACGGTAGCACCGCAGACTTTGGTTCTGCTGGCCCCGGTTCGAATCCGGGAGGGTCAACAAAATATCTGCTATATGAAAGAGATAGAATTATTCAACGATCACTTCCAAAACTTCAAGTCATACGGCATACCGAAAGCACAGCTCATCATTGCCGACGTTCCGTATAACCTGGGCGCGAATGCCTACGCCAGCAACCCGGCATGGTATATCGACGGCGACAATAAGAACGGGGAAAGCGATCTGGCCGGGAAGCAGTTCTTCGACACCGATAAGGACTTCCGCCCGGCGGAGTTCATGCACTTCTGCAGTCAGATGCTTCGCAACGATAAGCCCGAAAAGAAACAGAATGATGATTCAGACAAAAAAAGCAAAGGAGGAGCGTCGTGTATGATTCTGTTCTGCCCCTTTGAACAGATGCACTACTATATCGAATTGGCCTCACGATACGGGCTGAAACGATATATTCCGCTGGTGTTTAGGAAAAACTTCTCCGCCCAGGTACTCAAAGCCAACATGAAGGTAGTCGGCAACTGCGAATATGGGCTGATCTTATATCGGGATAGACTTCCAAAATTCAACAACGGCGGCCGCATGATCTTCAACTGCTTCGAATGGGTTAGAGACAACGACACCCCGAAGGTGCACCCGACACAGAAGCCCGTCCCCCTACTCGAAAGATTGATCGAGATATTCAGCGACAAGGGGGACGTCATCATCGATCCGTGCGCTGGGGGCGGGACAACACTGCTTGCTGCCGCCAACATGGGCCGAAAGGCATACGGCTTCGAGATCAAGAAGGACTTCTGCCGGGCAGCCCGTGAAAAGGTCCTTACAAGAGTTCAGAAACAACTATTCATATAGACTATGGACGCATACAAGAACAAGCGCGGCGAGCAGTTGAAGCCGCTGAATGTGGGGCCTCGGACGTGGCTCCTTGTATCACCCGACAAGGCGACGAAGGAACGGGCCGAGAAGTTCAAGCGCGACTGCGAGCGGTCGCAGCGGATGGCGAAAAATATCAGATAAAAAAGTGGAGTGTCCTACCACTCCACGACGGGAAGCGTATTAAGCCGCACTATCCGCTGGCACCCATATTCTGAAAGCCTTGGCTTTCTTCGGACGGATTACCTTTCCATTCTTGCGAATGTACTTGCAGAAGATGAGCTTATACAGCCTACCGTTTTTGAATTCGAACTTATCCATAGAGGTCACACCTCCTTTCTTTTTTGGGTTAAACCTAAAAGATCTTGCGTCCTACCGCAAGAGAAAACCCGGTAGTAGGATACCGGGTCTTTTAACTTGATTAGTGGCTTTCTGTGAAGGTAGTAACCTCTTGTCAAGTTCGAATTCGTTGCAAATATAATTGCCTTTTTGACACCGTGCAACAGTTATAAACATTTTCGAGTTGCACGTTCATTGTTGATAAGGAATCGTTATATCAATTAAACCCAAAACGTTCAAAAAGCGAAATAAATTTTGCCAATTCAAAATGAATCGCTATATTTGTACTCGCCAAACGTTCGTCATCTGACGACATAGAACATATTGAAGTAGTTCCGCGATAAAGCGGGTCTTTCTTGTGGTGTCATCTCTTTGAGGTGGCGGACGTTTGGCGACGATAGCAAGGAAGGCTCGCCTTCTTTTTTATACACATAACCAAACTTTCAGACCATGCCAAACGTCCCTGAAAGTGGTAACCGGGTACAAGGTACCCCGACCACGTCTTACACGCGGCTCACGAAAGCCGAACTGGTTGCCATCATCAACGGCAACGTCATGAATCATCCCCTCTCCTTCGAGGAGTTCTACCGCTGCGCAATTGCCGCTGTTTCGAAATGGTGCCACCAGGTTCGGAACTGCAATTTCGCCTGCACCGACAGCGTCAAGTCGACGCTCGACAGCCTGCATCACATCTACAAGAATCTCTGACTATGGCACACCTTGTAACCTTGCTGCTGTGGCTGGGAGCCATAGCAGCGGTGTTCGGGATTGTCTATTCCGACAAGCGCATCTACAACGCCGTGGATGCCATTCTCAACCGTATTTTCGAAAAACTTGACTGACCATGAACACACAGAATCAACCTGCCGAATCGCTCGGGTACTATCCCAGCGAGTACATCACGGGGCGAAGCAGATCCACCTCAAAAATTCCTGCGGCCGTATGCCTCAAAGAGTCGGTTATCGCCGAGTTCTGGCGTGAGGCGGTGAGAGCCATCGACCGCAAGTCAGACAGCGACGTGGACGGGGTGGTATACACCAGCGATGAGATCGGGGTGTTCCTCGGGCCGTGGGACATTGACATCCGACATCGTATCGAGTCAATCTGCGAACAGCGGTACGATATAGATTTCGGTGCATTCGAAACGGTGCACGTCCGCGACAACGAATCCTTCGAGGTAGTCGGCGCATACGACTGCGACAACGACGTCGAGCTGCACGGGCTGGTACGGGTGCTCAATCAATACTACAAAGATCACGAAAACATTTTGTTGAACCGATAAAATCAGAACTATGGAAAACACGAACATGAACGCCGTAGCAACGGTAGATTTCCGCAACCTTCCCGACCTCTCGAAAGCAGAGCCCGAACCGATCGAAATGTCGGGCGAATACTGGACGCCCGAAAAGGAGGGCGAAACCCGCCGCCTGTTCTTTGTGGGTCTGAACATGGAGAATGTCGTCGAAATGGAATCCGGCGAGACCCGCGAGCTGCTGGTGGCCCAGTTTGCCGAGCACGTCAACGGTGAACTTCGGGCCGTACGCAACGGATCGCGCCGCCTGGTGGGAATCTTCGAGTCGTTCCAGGCATCGATCAAACCGGGCGATGCTTTCGAGATCACCTATCTGGGCAAGAAGAAGAACTCGACGAACAGCTACAAGTCCGACAACTGGAGCGTCAAGCGGCTTGTCATCAAGAAATAGCCATGGAGGTAGGATTTCAGACATACGATCTGTCCGGTGCGACTGTAGCGGGCGAGGAACTTTGCCCGTTGCAGTTCAATCGGGCGGAATACACGCCCTTTGAGGAGTTCATCCACCGTCTGGACAATCTCCCCGAGAAACCCCGCCGCGTATACAACTATGCGCTGGCGGTCAACGGAAGGGTAGCCAACGATCGGATGGAGACGTACCTCAAAGCGGCAGGAGAAAGCTCCTCGCTGCTGAAGGAGGCGTTGAAGTCTCCGAGACACTATCTGATCGCCCGTAACGAGGAGATCGCTCCGAGAGACGGCAAGCACTTCGAACTGGGTACGTTCGCGCATGAGGCGATCCTGGAGCCGAAACGCTTCGAAAAAGTCGTGGTGAAACCCAAGGCCGACCGGGGAACCATCCGAGGTTGTGTCGATCTGATCCGATTCTACTCCGATCTGCTGAAGACGCCGCAGGTTGAGATCGCCCAGTCGTGCAAACTTCCGACGCTGAAGGCGATGGCCTCGGACATGGAGGAGCAATGCGCAAAGGCCGGGTACACACTGATTGACCGTACGTATTACGACATCATCCGGGCCATGAAGATATCGTTCAACACCTACGGCGGAGGCATCCTTCCGCGGATCATGCCCTACGTGAAGACCGAGACCTCGATGTATGGCAAGGATTCGTCGACGGGGCTCAAAGTGAAGATCCGTCCCGACGGGATGCTTCTGGAAGAGAACTTCGGCGTGAATGCTATTCTGTCGGTGAAGACCACCAATGCAACATCCGTCGAGGCGTTCATGCGCGACTGCGCAAAGTATCGCTACGAACTGGCCGAGGGGATGTATCTGCAGGTCGCAAGCGAGATCACGGGCCGAGAGTTCACCGCCACGCTGATGGTCATGGCGCAGACGGTGCTGCCGTACCAGGTTGCGGTCTTCTACTGGGATGCCGAGGATCTGCAGGTCGGCAAGTACAAGTACGCGCAGGCGCTCTACATCGTGAAGCAATGCCTGAAGACCGACACGTGGCCGGGATTCGATGCCAAGGCCGAAGAGGGCGCACACGGGATCATCCAGTGCAAGTTGCCCGACTACATCAAGGCGGAGTTGCTGCCGCAATATCTTTCCGAATAACCCAATCCAATTCACAACATCATGATCGATTTGAAAAACTATGTTCCGGAACATCCGGAATTCAAGCTGCCGAAAAACACGTCATTCCCGAAGGTAATCTTCGAGGGTGCCACGAATATGGACGAGATCCGCAAGCAACTGTCCGGGAAATTCATCGCCGAAAGCATGCCGAGCGCCAAGGCTGTCCGCCTGTTGGATGCTTACGAACGGGCTTCGATCCGGGCCAACTACGCCGAGATGATGGAGGACGAGCAGCCGAAACTGGAAGATGCCCTGGCGGAAGTGGAAGCACAATGCAAGACCATCATCAAGGAGGCGAAGGACAAGTTGCAGGCCGTCATGACGCAGATCCGGGATCTGGTCTATCAGGTCAAGAGGGGCGAGAAGGAGGTGGATCTTCCGGGGGAGTCAACGGTTCGCATGGCCTTGTGCGGCCACTACCTGTATTACGCCTGGATCGACGGGAAATTCCAGTTGTGCCGGGTTGACAAGATTCCGTCGAGGGACGAGCAGAGTCTCTTCGCCAATCTCGAGACCAACAAGCAGGCATTCCTCGAAGTGCTGGGTATCGACATGAACGAGACGTATGAGCAGGCTTCAGCACCGTCCGGGACGGAAGAGTAACTATGTGAAGAAGCTGCAGAGCAAGGAATGGCAGGAGGTGTGCCGCCGTGTTAGACTACGCGACGGCCACCGCTGTCAGATCTGCGGCAGGAGCTATTCGTTGGAGGTCCATCACACGACATACTACGACGACAAGGGTGTGTCGATAGTAGGCCGCGAGGCGGACTTCCTGGATAAACTGATCACTCTCTGCGAAGAGTGTCACCGAAAAGTACATCGAAAATGACATGGCAAGACCCAACAAGACAGGATTAGACTATTTCCCGTTGGATGTTGACTTCTTTGCCGATGAAAAGATCGCAGCCATATCCGGAGAATTTGGGATCAAGGGCGAAATCACGGTCATCAAGCTGCTTTGTGCGGTATACCGGAACGGATACTTCATACTGTGGAATGAGCCGTTGAAATACAAACTGCTCCGTGATCTCCCGGGTGTGAGTCCTGAATTGATCGACCAAATTGTAAACCGCTTGGTCAGGTGGGGATTCTTCGACGAATCCCTGTTTGACTCGGTGAAGGTTCTGACGAGTCGAGGCATTCAGAAGCGATTCTTCTCCATAACCCGCAGACGCGGATTGCCACATGACGCAAAGTATCTGTTAGCAGAAAATGGGTGCACAGGAGTTATTGACGACAATAACCCAGCCGCAGCGGAATTATTGTCGTCAAAAACCCCACAAAGTAAAGTAAAGAAAAGAATAATATCTACTACAACTACATCGCGCGAGGATTTGGACGATTCAGAGGATTCTGTAAATGACCTTTCGGCAACCCCCGAAAAAGGTTGCGCGGAAAAAGTCCCCCCGCAGGTGCCGACCGGAACATACTCGCTGGTGCCGATCGACAAACTGGCCGCGTGGATGAAGTCTGAGACGGTATGGATCGAGCAGCTTTGCATCAACCGGCACAAGGATCCCGAGTACATCAAGCGCAAGATCGACGAGTTCGCAGCGCATTGCGCCAACAACGGCGAGACAGCCAAGGACAAAGGCGACTGCAAGCGGCACTTCAACTACTGGCTGCGGAAAGTAGAACAGCAACCGGCGCCATCATCCAGCCCCAAGTCGAGAACTACGGCCAGGCATCCGGCGACACAGTACGACAACAACCAACACTTCGACGATTTTTAACCATGGACTACGCAGAAGTATTACGGCAGCTACGGGTGGAGGGTAATCCAACCCCGTCGCAGCGGATTCGGATCGCAATACCGAATGCCCGTGAGGAGCTGGAGAAGGCAATGACGGTCGTGATGTCGTCGATGGGGGAGACGCTGGTATGGCTCCCTGAATATGATCGGGTAGCTGAGTGGCTTTCGGACAATCACGGCAAAGGGCTGCTGCTCTTCGGAAGTTGCGGTCGCGGGAAGTCGCTGCTGGTGAGATACGCGATCCCGATGCTGATTCGGGCTTTCTGCCAGCGTATCGTATCGGTGGTGGATTGCGGTAGCCAGCAGGGTAATATCGACGAAATTTTGCGGCGAAAATTGATTTCTCTGGACGATATAGGCGTAGAGGTAGACCGCGTGGACTACGGGACGCGCCGAAATATTGTCGTCGAGGCGATCAACAAGGCGCAGGATAACCCCGACACGATGCTGATCATGTCGTCGAATCTTTCGGGCGATGCAATCCGCGAGCGATACGGCGATCGGATCTTCGACCGGGTGAAGTACCTCTGCCACCGCATATCGTTCAACGGACAAAGTTTAAGAAGATGAGACCTATATGCAAAAACTGCATCTACTATCGAGAGGAGGATCGCGTATGCGAAGTGAAACTCGGAAACGATCAGACCTCTCCGTATAATGAGTGCGACGAGTTAATGTTCTTGTTTGACTTCACGTCAGGGCAAGGACCCACATTGTTTTTTGAACCTAAAAAAAAGACCGAAAATGGCAGACTTTAGCGAAAAATACTTTCCGTGCCCAGTCAAAGGGTGGTGCGTGATGTGTCGGAGATTAAAGGTCCGGTTTCCGAAAGATGAAGGCGAACCAGACTTCTGGTGTCCGAAACAGGGCTATCATGCGAAGCCGTCAGATGTCTTTGAAGACTGCGATGCGTTCATATACATGATGGACGACAAGCGCGAGTGCCAAAACTGCATTCACTTCAAAGCTGATAAGTATTGCGATTACAATTCATGGTGTACGAAGAATCGCAAGTTTATAGCATCGCAGGATTATATCTGCGAAGATTATGAAGAACGGTAATATGAGCGTGTGATGAGACATATCGAATCGAATATTCAGAAGGCGTTTGTCACGTGGTTCAGGCTGCAGTTCCCGGAATATGCGCTAAATCTGACAAGCGTACCCAACGGGGGCGCCAGACGCAGGAAGGAAGCTGCCATTATGAAGGCCGAAGGAGTGACGGCCGGTGCCGCCGATATCCTGCTCCTTGTGCCTAGAGGCGGATATGGTGTCCTGGGCATCGAGTTCAAGACACTGGAGAAGAGCAGCCGCCAAAGTCAGGCGCAGAAACGCTGGCAGGAGGCCTTCGAGAAAGTCGGGAACAAATACGCCATTGCGCGGACCTTTGACGAGGCCGTGGAGGTGGTGAGAAACTATCTGCAGGTATGAGACCCAAAGAGTTTTTCGACAAGGTTTGCCGGATGCGCAAGGCGCAGAAGGAGTATTTCCGCACACGTTCGGGTCGCGCGCTTGCCGACAGCAAGAGGCTGGAGAAGGGGATCGACGACGAGATCGAGCGGGTGAACAAGGTGATGGAGGCAAAGAATAACCCGAAAATGGAGTTTTGAATATGTCAGGTAACAAAAATAAAAAGATCGCATTCAACTACTTCGGTGGAAAGTTTACATGGACCGAATACCTCTACGCGAATTTTCCGGTGGGTTTTACACACCTTGTCGATCTGTTCGCCGGATCGATGGTTGTGTCGCTGAACTACCACGGCAACGTGATTCGCACGGCAAACGAGATCAACGGCGAAATCACCAACTTCTTCACGCAGCTCCGCGATCACGAAGAGGATCTCGTTCGGGCCCTGCGGCTGACCCCTTACTCGGAGGCCGAGTTCGACAATAGTTGGATAACAGAGGATGCAGAGATCTCTGATTTGGAAAGGGCCCGCCGGTTTTACGTTCGCGTGCGTCAATCCTTCTTAGGACTGGGTGCGCAGCGTCAAAAGAAAGGCTGGCACATGGCGAAACAGCAGGTCCGGGCACAGGCTGGCGAGGGCGTGTCCCGCTGGAAAAATGCTGTCGAAAAATTGCATGAAGTAGCTGCAGAGATTCGCAACAACTTCCAAATTATGAACTGCGACTACATGACAGCGATTGATCGGATTGACTTTCCTGGAGCCTTCTTCTACTGCGATCCTCCGTACCCGCAAGAGTGCCGGAACTCTCGAAATGATTACCGCTATGAGTTTTCGGTGGAGGATCACGAACGCTTGGCTGATCGACTTCACCACATTGATGGGCTGGCCATGGTCAGCAGCTATGATTGCAACCTCACCAATCGATTGTACGCCGACTGGTACAAAGTCAAGTTCCCGTTCAAGCGGAACAATATCCGGAGCGGCATTGTAAACGGATCGGGCACTCTGATGCAGGAGTGCATCTGGATGAATTACGAACCACAAGCGCAAAATCTGAAACTTTTTTGACATGGCAACCGAACTTCTTTATATCGATCTGTTTTGCGGGGCCGGGGGCACCTCGACGGGTGTCGAACGGGCACGCCTCGACGGGCGGAAGTGCGCCCGGGTGATTGCCTGCGTGAACCACGACGCGAACGCGATCCTGTCGCACGCGGCTAACCACCCGCACACCCGCCACTTCACCGAGGACATCCGCACGCTCGACCTCGGACCTCTGAAAGTGCACACGACCGTCGAGCGCATGAAGAACCCCGACGCGAAGGTCGTGCTCTGGGCGTCGCTCGAATGCACGAACCATTCGCGGGCCAAAGGCGGCATGTCGCGCGATGCCGACAGCCGGACGCTGGCCGAGCATCTGTTTCGCTACATCGAGGAGTTGCGTCCCGACTACATCCAGATCGAGAACGTGGTCGAGTTCATGGAGTGGGGCCCGCTTCAGGTGAAGGTCGTCCGCAATCCGGAGACCGGCGCCGAGAGCTGCCCGCTCGACATCAAGCATGACCGCAAGCGGAAACAGACGACGGTCGCTCCGGTCTGGATCCCGGATCCCGAACAGAAGGGAACCCTCTACCGCAAATGGGTGGAGGAGGTATGTGCCCGCGGCTATCGGTTCGACCATCGCGTGCTGAATTCGGCCGACTTCGGCGCCTACACCTCACGGGTCCGCTACTTCGGGCTCTTCGCCCGGGTCGCCCTGCCGATGGTGTGGCCCCGGCCGACACACGCCCGGAAACCGACGGCCGATCTGTTTGGCGGCTCGCTGAAACCCTGGCGGGCCGTGCGCGACGTGCTGGATTTCGACGACCGGGGCGAGTCGATCTTCACGCGCCGCAAGCCGCTCGTCGATGCCACGCTCGACCGGATCCACGCCGGGCTGGTGAAGTTTGTGGCCGGAGGGCAGGACGCCTTCCTCGTGAAGTGGAACTCGGTGAACGGAAAGACCGGGAAATACATCGCCCCGGATCTCGATGCCCCGTGCCCGACGGTCGCCACGCAGAACCGCCTCGGTGTGGCCCGCGTGAACTTCCTGTCGAAGCAGTTCGGCGGAGATCCGCAGAGCAAGAACATCGGCGTCGACGGTCCGGCCGGGACTCTGACGACGGTCGACCATCACGCCTTTGTCTCGGCCTACTACGGCAATGGTTACAACTCGTCGATCGACAGCCCGGCGCCGACTCTCACGACGAAGGATCGTTTCCAGGTGGTGCGGCCGTTCTTGTCGGCTTATTACTCACCCGGTACTAATGCAAGTGTTGACAGCCCTGCTCCTACGCTGACCACCAAGGATCGGGTGGCTGTGGTTCTTCCGGAATTGACAGATGAGACAAAACCAGCATGGGAGATCCATGCGGAGGATACCCCGGCGATGCGGCGTATCAAGGAGTTCTGCGCGCTGTACGGTATCGTCGACATCACGATGCGGATGCTGCGGATCTCCGAGATGAAGCGCATCCAGGGATTTGGTGACGACTACGTGCTGGTCGGCACCCAGGAGGAGCAGAAGAAGTACCTCGGCAACGCCGTGGTGACGCAGGTAGCTACGGCGATGTGCGAGGCGCTGGCCGGAGCTATTTCGAAGCAGACGGCGGGGCGGGATGCTTCATAAAACTGATAGTCATGAAAAAGAGCAAACAGGAAAACTGCGACGACCTGTATGACCTGATCCGCTGGCGCGACCCGAAAAAGGAGTTGCCGGAAACGGACGTTGATGTGCTGGTAAAAATAGACACGCCGCACAACAAATACGACATAATGAAGCATAACCAGCACGGATGGTGGCAGAAGGCCCCGGGCGGCGGATGGTGCGCCGCCAAATATACCCCGATCGGATGGAGGCATATTCACGAAATTGGTGGATAAAAAAAGAGGCAACCCCGAAGGATCACCCCTGCCCAAAACAAAGATAGTGATTTTTCACGGGTTTGCAACATGACGAAGCGAGAACTTATCGACAACATCGCAAGGGACGGACTGGTCGAGCGGTTGGTGGCAAACGTCTGTCACCGCCGCCATCGCTCCCTCTCGGACCTCGTGCAAATGGTCTACGAGGCCCTGCTCAACTACGACGAAGAGAAGCTGATGCGCATCCATAGACGGGGGGCGCTCAACTTTTTCATTGTACGAATTATCGAGAATTTATATTTCTCACGGACGAGTCCCTATTATCGGCAGATTCGGAGATTCGCCCAGCATAGCGACATCTTGAAAGATGAATGACGATCGCCACATCCGGCTGCGGCTCCTCGATGAGGAGTATACGGCCAGCAAGGGGGTGTTCGATGAGGACGACGCCCGAGTACGCCGTTGCAAGGCGGCGCTCCGAAGGTTGCCCGACTCCGACCGCCGGCTCTTCATCCTGTACGCCGACACGGGAAGCGTCCGCAAGTTGTCGCAGACTCTCGGGGTCAGCAAGTCGACGGTGCAGAACCGAGTATCCGAAATTCGTCGCAAACTTAAAAAGAGCATGAAATGAGACCATATTTCGATCTTATTCTCCTGTCCATCGTGATCGTCTACGTCGTAGACGTCAGTGGCGTAATGGAGAGTATCAAGGGTGCATTATCCCGATGGCTCGGAGCCAAGGTGTCCAGGATTCGCCCTTTCGACTGCTCGCTATGCATGACATGGTGGGCGGGCATCATCTACATCATAGCTGTCGGAGAATTCTCGCTTCCCACTCTCACGTGGGTGGCGGTTCTATCGGCCATGTCGACCCGCATCCATCGGGCCATCCAATTCCTGCAGGATGCGGCCGACGCATTCTTTGATTTCCTCACCTCCAAAATAAACGGTCATGGCAACGAATAAGAATCTGCGAGACATATCGAAGCTGCCGCCGGAGGAGCATCGCAGGCTTTCCAGCAAGGGAGGCAAGGCGTCACAGAAGGCATTGCGCGAGTTGAAGACCATGCGCGAATACGCCCGGGAACTCGCGGTCATGAAGACAACAATCGTCAACCAGGACGGCACCGAGCAGGAGGTTCCCTATCTGGCGGCGGTCGTGGCCTCGCAGTACAAGCAGGCCATAGACAAGTCAGACACCCGGGCTGCCGAGTTCATAGCAACGCTCCTTGACGAGCTGAAGCAGGCGCAGGTCATTGCTCCGAGCTTCGTGATTCAGGTCGGGGATGCCAAGCTGGCCGAGGAGTTGGCGAAGGCCGTAAAGGACAAATGACATGATCACGGAATCGACATTCTCACGTAACTTCCGCGAAAAGCTGCTCCCGGCGTGGAACCTTCACCCCCGCTACCTGGATTCGTGCGGAGGTGCCCGATCGGGGAAGACATACTCGATTCTGCAGATGCTTGTATTGAAGGCCCTGGCCGAGGCTGCCGACGGGAGCCCGGCGAAGATCACATCTGTGGTGTCGGAGACTCTTCCCCACTTGAAGCGAGGGGCCATCCGTGACTTCAAGAGCATCATGCAGAGCTGGGAGATATGGAATGACCGCCAATGGAACCGAACCGACAACATCTTCACCTTCTCCAACGGCGGCATGATCGAGTTCTTCTCGGCGGACAGCCCCGGCAAGGTTCACGGACCGGCCCGCGACCGGCTCTTCATCAATGAGGCGCAGAACGTCGACTACGAAACTGCCCGGCAGCTCTTCATCCGAACCCGCGACCGCATCGTGATCGACTACAACCCCGTGCGGGAGTTCTGGGTGCACGAATACATTCAGGGACGGCCCGAGTGCGTGTCGATTCATTCGACGTACAGGGACAACGATTTTTTGACTCCCGAGCAGGTAGCCGAGATCGAGAGCAACAAGGGATCGAGCAACTGGTGGCGGGTGTACGGAGAGGGTCAGATCGGGCAGGCCGAAGGCGTTATCTTCGACTTCACGCAGATCGACGCCATGCCCGAATCGTCGGATATGGTCGAGACATACGGCCTCGACTTCGGATTCACCAACGACCCGACGGTGATTGTCCACATCAAGGTTCACACTGGCCGGAAGGAGATCTACGTCGACCAGCTCGAATACCGCACCGGGATGCTCAACCGGGATATCATCCGCACGCTCGATGCGTACAAGGTGCCGAAGCGGACGATCCCGATCTTCGCAGATGCCGCAGAGCCAAAGAGCATTGCCGAGATCGCCCAGGCCGGATTCAACTGCAAGCCGAGCTACAAGGCGACGCGCAAGGCCGAGCAGATCGCCTTCATGCAGCAGTATAAAATGTTCATCACGAAGAGGAGCGTCGAGGGCATTAAGGAAACTCGCAATTACTGCTGGGCCAAAGATAAAGACGGCCGCCCGCTGAATGAGCCGCAGGCATTTGCCGACCACTTCATGGATGCGATGCGATACGCATCCTATTCGCCATTTGCCGACTTCCGCAAGTCGGGACACTACAAGATCATCAACAGATAGCAGACTATGATAACCAACTACAACAGCCTCACGGTAGGCAAGTATGAGGCCCTGCTTCGAGCACGGGCCGACCACGAAGGCGACACGAACGAATTGAACCTTCACGTGCTGTCGATTCTCTCTGATATGACCGTCGATCAGCTCCTCGATCTGAAGGTCCCGGAGTTCCGGGCTATGATGGACCGGGCGGGATTCCTCTGCACGGCACCCCGGCCGTCGGAGGTCGCCAAGCAGTACCGGTTCGGGGATCTGACTCTCGTGCCCGTGACCGACATCCGGAAGATGACGGCGGCTCAGTACATCGACTTTCAGAATTTCTCAAACGCCGGTGAGGGCCGACAGGCGGAACTGCTCTCCTGCTTCCTCGTGCCGAAAGGCATGAAGTATAACGACGGCTACGACATCCTCGAGGTGCAGCAGGCGATCCGGGATTTCATGCCGGTGACGGCAGCTTTGGGTCTGCTCGCTTTTTTTTTGAGAAGATTGCATCGATCAACAATCAGTACCCTACGCTCTTCGGTAAAGAGGATGCCGAAGAGCCAGCAGATGGCGAAGGCGATCCAGGCGACGAACCGGTTGATCCGTTCACTGCAAAGTGGGGATGGATTGCCAATGTCGATGCCGTTTCTGAATTGACGCGCACGCCGTGGGCCGAGGTGTGGGAGATGCCGGTCATTGAATTTCTCAATATGCTGGCATATCGCCGGGATAAGATTGAACAGAAGAAAAAAGAGCATCAGGAATGGATTCGAACACATTGATCAGTTTCTCGAACCTAGCCGCCGTGTTGGCCAAATACGGCGAGGCTGTATGCGAAGCATACCGCAAGGAGCTGCGCGACCGAGGCAAGGATGCTTCGGGGCTCCTGTCGCAGAGTGTCCGGTATATGGTCAACCGGGACGGCACCACATACGCCGTGGATCTGTCGCTACAGGACTATTGGAAGTATGTCGAATATGGCCGCCGCCCGTTGAGCCGGTTCCCTCCGTTGGACAAGATTCTGGAATGGATCAAAGTAAAGCCGGTGGTTCCCCGACCGATGGACAACGGGAAGCTGCCAACGGAAAAGCAGCTCGCCTTCCTGATAGGTCGGAAGATCGCCGAGGACGGCATCAAGCCTACGCCCGCACTAGACACGGCCGTGGGGTTGACCTACGCGCAACTCATCGATGAGATCGGCCGGGCGATCACGGCCGACCTTTCCGACGCTGTAGATGGGGCTCTCAACAGCCTTGTGACGCGATGAGCGCGGACGGAATACGAAGATTTTATATTTCCCCTAAAAGACACAAGTATGGCAACACCTATATGGAAGGGATACACCGTGAGTAAGCAGACCGAAGATGGTTCGCTGTCTTATGTTATCAAGTGTGGCGGAGCCACAATCTACACCGGGAAGGCATACAAGCGCCCGGGCGCTTCCGATATATCGTTCAACATCGGAGACGTATGCGCTCCTTTCTTGTCATCGAACGCCGAAATAGCGACGGCCGCCACGGGGTTCATGGCAATCAATGAAATGCAAAGGACATTTGTCGTAGAAGATTTGTCCGGGACGGTATTGACGACCGTAGATTTCTCCAACGATTGGAGTTACAAAGGATCAACCCCGAACTTCGCATCGGACCCGGTGCAGCGTACAATAGACCCAAGGCAGCTTCTGCTCGCTTCGATGTATGAGGCAACCAGTGTGATTGTACAGACGGAAGGATCGTCGCCTCAGACCCAGACCCTCTACGATGGAGACCCCGCATCGGGGGTGGCTTGTGTCGACATTCTTTCCGGAGCAACATCCGTCACGGTATCCGTGAATTCGGCGGGCGGGACCTCGGCAAAGACCTACGATGTCGTGAAGCCGTGCGCCCGGTATGCGCTCTACTACGTCAACGCCTTCGGGGGATGGGATTCGCTTCTGACGGCAGGCAACGACAAGCGAGTCGACAACTATACCCGGTCGACGTACAAGAAGGTCTACTCGCCCGCCGATCTGTCCGACCGCGGTACGGTGAACTACCGAAACGACATCGAGCGGACAATCTCGCTCGTTACCGACTGGCTGACTGACGAGGAGTCCGCCCGGATGCACCATCTTTTCGGGTCGACGAATGTCCTGCTGCATGACCTGGTGGATGACATCATCCAGCCCGTGACAATCACGGCCAAGTCGTGGACCGAGAAGACCTTCCGGAACAACGGCGCCAAGCTCGTGAATTATCAGATCGATGTAACCATTGCGCAGGATTTCGTGAGATTATGAGACGAAAAATCAGACTATACATCGGCGATGCAGAGGCCGATCTCTCGACCGATTCACTGGTGCAGATGAACTACAAGGCCGACGACCTGAACAACCCGGCCGTCGTCAAGAACAGCTATTCCCAGCAGGTGACGCTGCCGTCGACGCGCAACAACGATGCGATCTTCGGCATGATGTTCCGGGCCGACCGGAGAACTACGGCCGGAAGTGGCGGCACCGGCCCGGCTTTCAGCCCGCTGGTCCGCACGCCGTTCTCGATATACGATGAGGCCGGAGAACTGCTGGAATCCGGCTACGTGAAGCTCGACAGCGTGACCAACAAGAACGGCAGGGTGTCGTATGGCGTCACGCTATACGGCGGCCTTGGGTCGTTCTTCTACACGCTGTCGTATGACGACGAAGGCAATGAGATCACGTTGGCCGACCTCCCGCTGTTGAGCGACGACCCGGAGGACAAGATCGAGTTCACGATCAACAAGGAGACCGTGGCCGAGGCGTGGGCCGCACTCCGGGCTGGGACTGCCGGACCGTGGCAGGTCGTGAATTTCGCCCCGGCATACAACGGACTGCCGGAGGGCGATTTCAGTGCCGATATGGGCGTCGGGAACCCCGCGAATGTCGGGGGCGTCGTATCGTATCAGGAAGGCGGCAATGTATATCGCCCGATCAACAACAACGCCCTCTACGATCTGGGCGAGGAGTTCACGGAGTGGCAGACGAAGGACCTGCGGAGCTACCTGCAGCGACCCGTGTTTTCGGTGAAGGGCATGATCGCCGCCATCGGCCGTTACGCCGCATCGAAAGGATTCACGCTGAATCTCGATAACACATTCTTCAATTCTGCGAACGAGGCCTACGAGAAAGCGTGGGTAACGCTTCCATTGCTGACTACATACGAGCGGGATGGGGAGGAGGAAGAGATTACATTATCAGGGAACGCCTTCACCGATGATGTGAACGTTGGACGTTCCGGAATACCTGTAATCAGGAATCTGTCACCTTACCTAACCACACCGGATGCGCGTGTGACGGTTACTTGTACGATTCACCCCGCTATCGCCATGACCACGGAGACGTTCAAGCAGAATAAGTTCTGGATAAACCGCGGTCTTTCGTCGAATGCTACCGGCGTTGAGGGAACGGCCATATTCGTACAATTATTATTGTACGACACATACGGACGGGTCACTTCCGGAAGTCCGCTTCAAGTGTTCATGACGCGGCCTGTGTCAGGCACATTCACTGCGCAGGATCTGGCAGACATATCTGGCGTTCCTTACGAAAAGAGATTCGGCGTAGCTCCCGACATACACTATGAAGAATTGCCATACTACGGTAAAGCTTATTTCGGGCTGACGGAGATGTATTGGTGGCGAATGGTATCCGGCGTGAGTCTCGAAGCAATCGGAACCCGTGTGTCGCGCGCTGCAGTGAACGCATACGCGGCCGTCCTAAACAAGACATCGGAGGGATTCACCATCTATCCGCTATATGAATTTCAGGCCTACGCATTGATTTTCGACGGATCGGTAGCCATTCGGCAGAATATCAATGCGTGGGGGGCCTTCGTTACCGATGCCGTCGCCACTTATGATGCCACGCCTGGATACCGAAGCGACTCGAAGATCACGCAATCCATCCTGCTGTCCGATACGATGACCCCGGCGGAATTCCTGCTGTCGCATTCCAAGACCTTCGGTCTGTCATACACATACGACAAGGGATCGAAGACCGTATCGCTGCTGACCCGCAATTCGCTCTACACCGACGATGTTGTGGACATCGAGGATCGCATCGACCGGTCGAAGGACATCAAGACCACGCCGTTGGTATCCGAGTCGAAGTGGCTATCCTTCGCTTCGGGCGAGGCTGAAGGGGATTTCGTCGAATTCTACCGCAAGAAGTATGGCCGGGAGTATGGCGACCAGAAGGTGAACACGGGCTACGATTTCAATGCCGACACCAACGACGTGCTCGAAAGCGTGGAGTTCACCGGCGGCGCCGAAGTGCTGGAGAAGTCGATCTACTACAACAACATCACCAGCGGACCGAATGGGCCTTCGGGGCTTAATGGCCGAACGCGCATCTGCTCGACGTTCCTCAATGGGGCGGCGTCCTACAAACTCTATTTGAACGGCTTTGACAAGGACGACAGCGTGGACCTCGAAGGCATCACACCGGATGCTACGGCGACAATCACGCCGTTCAACGTCCCGCTTCCGGCCTACGACATCATCCCGAAGCTGCAATGCCACACGGACGACGGAAGCGCCACCGACGGCAAAGGCATCCTGCTCTTCTTGCGGGGCAGTATCGCGGATGACGAGGCTGCGGCAACAGCCTACGCCCGATTCATCATATCCGATGATTCAAGCGCGATGGAGAATCTCAACGGCGGCCCCTGCTGGGAGCTGTCGAACGGAATCGCCGCAAGCGATATGCCGATATTCGGGCGCCATTGGTTGAACGGCAACGAGATTGTGCAGACGATGGATTTCGGCATCCCGGCCGAGATTGACATCCCCAATCTGTCCGTGAACTCGGAAGCCTCGATCTACACCCGCTACTGGCAGAAATACATCGAGGATATGTATAACGTCGACACGCGGATCTGCTCGGCATACGTCGACTTTCGAGGCATCCAGGTAGGTGAGGAGCTGCTTCGCAAATTCTTCTTCTTCGACGGGGCTATCTGGCGGATGAACGGCATATCGAACTACTCGCTGACGACCGTCGGCACGACACAATGCGAGTTCGTGAAGGTGATGGATATGAAGGCCTACACCAATGGACAGAATGTTCCGTATGATATTGGGCTTCAACTTACCACCGACGGCACAGATCTGTACGTGCAAACATCCAGGCCGCTGAAGGGCGGAGAGCGAATCGCTATTTTGACGCGAGGGTGCGGCAGGTTTAGTCTACCTCCGGAAAATGGAGCCAAACGTGTCCATAGACGTTCCAAGCGTAGATGGCACATACCAAACAATAATTTCTCCGTGTCTGAAAACGGGAAAATAACGGTTCCTGCTCCCGGCCTGACAAACACCTATCGGTGGAGAATAGATACGAACGTGAAAACAGGGCTTCGATATCTGCACATATCCAAAGCCAATTGGTCTAGGGGATTCGGCTACAAGATCACTGGAGATATGGATCGTGTCGTCACTTTTGCGGTAGCAGTGGTAACCGGAAAATACACCGGGGCAAAGGAGGTTTCAAACCGTTGCTACTTCGAATCAAGGGCTCACATAAGGGGCGATGAACTTACCCAGGAGTTCGTTGTGTCAAAATAAAAGCCTCATCCCACCGAAGTGAAACAAGGCTAGCCGTTTGGACAATGCTCCAAGCCAAAAGCAAAGATAGACATTTTTCGTAAAAATACAAAAAATGGCAGAAGATATCAAACGAGTGATCGAGGTGGATGCGACATCCAGTTCGAAGACCATCCGGGAGCTCCGGGAAGAGATCGAGAAACTGAAAAAGACCCTCTCCGAGTTGACGGCCGGCACCAAGGAGTTTTCCGATGCGCAGGCCCGAATGTCGCAGGCGCAGGAGGAGGTTAACCAGGCGATGGAGATCACCGCCAAGGACGAGGATGCGCAGGTCAAGAGTATGCAGGAGCTGCGGGCGATCATTGACGAGAACACGGGGTCGTTCGGCTTCCTCGTTGCCCGGATGCAGGAGTTGAAGGTCGGCATCGACGCTACCAATGCCCGGATCAAGCAGATCACCAAAGACTACGACGAGGGCCGGATGGCCGTCGACGACTACAACCAGGAGTTGCAGGAGAACCTGGAAGAGTTGCAGAAGCTCCGCACGGAGCAGGGCGATGTCCGCTCCTCGCTGAACGCCTCGACAAAGGCCTTGCTCTCTGCCAAAGGTTCCTACGTCGAGATGTCGCAGACGCTGGGCCAGCTCCGCAATGCCTATCGCCAGTTGAGCAAGGAGCAGCGGGATGGCGCCGTCGGCACCGAAATGCTGGGGCAGATCAAACTGCTCGATGCGGAGTTGAAGGAGGTAGACGCCTCGATGGGTAACTTCCAGCGCAACGTCGGCGGATACGAAGAGGCCCTGAAGCAGGTGCTGCCTCCGCAGGCCGGGCTGATTGTCGACCTCGGGAAGTTGAGCGTCGAGGGTGGCGGTATTCCGTCGCTGTTCACCGGCATGAAGAACAGCATCGTCGGCATGACGAAAGCAGCCATTGCCTTCATAGCTACGCCACTGGGTGCAATGCTTACGGCATTGGCTGCAGCCGGCGCTGCGGCGTTCGCTCTGTTCAACGCTCGCAACAAGGAGATCGAGAAACAGGCCGAAGCCAGTGCAGAGGCGTTGGAGAAGCAGAAGCAGCAGATGGAGCGCTTCGACGTCGAAATATCCCGAGAAGTTGAGCTGCTGAGAGCCGATGGCAAAGAGCAAGAGGCGAATGCGTTGGCTCGCAGATCGGTTACCGATGCGATGAACAAGGCACAGCAGGCTGTGGATGAATATCGCGAGAAGTACAATCAGATGTCCGCCAAGGAGCAAAAGGCGAATGCTGAAACTTTGAAGGGGTACGAAGACGCCTTGCAGGCCCGAATCGACGCGTGGGAGGAGGTAATCCACGAGGATGAAGTACGCCGCAGAACGGAGTTGCGAGAGGAACGCGAGCAGAGCGAGAAGCTGAAAGAGGAATGGGCAAAGGCCGCCGCCGAGAAGCAGCGCATCGCCGAAGAGACGAACGCCGCCATTCGTGAAGCCAACGCAGCCTTCCGTGATGAAACGGCCCTGATGCAGGCCGAGCAGGGCGCCGGCACGCAGAGCGGGGATCTTGCCCTGGCGCAAGAGCAGTTCCGTCAGGAGCTGGCCGCCTTTGAGGCGATGGTCGATGAGAAGCAGATCACCGAAGAACTGGCACAGGAACGGCGGAAAGTGATGCTAGAACAATACGGGCAGGAGATCGCCGATATTCAGGCCAAATACCTGAAGCAGCAGAACGTCCAGCTTCTCAAAGCACTCGACGAGGAGATGGCCGCCGAGTTCAAGGCAGACAAGAATCGCGTTTCGCAGGAGTTGAAGAACTCCAAGGAGCGAAAGAAGATTGCCGATGCGGAGTACAAGCACAAACAGATGATTACACAACAGACCGGAGCACTCCTGCAGGCGGGTGCGCAGCTTGCGGGCGAGAGCACGGCAGTTGGCAAGGCAATGGCTGTGGCTGCTACGACGATATCGACTTATCAGGCTGCTCAAGCAGCTTACCAGTCAGCATTTATGCCGGTTCCCACCTACGCAAGTCCGGTATTGGGCGCCATCAACATGGCGGCAGCCATTGCCACGGGTTTGGCAAACATCAAGAGTATTCTTTCGGTAGACTCTTCGGGCGGCACGGGATACGGCTCGGCCAGCTCCACCGGTGCCACGGTCAGCACTCCGGCGATTGTCACACCTCCGGCCGTGGTGCAGGAGGTTGAAACGGTGCGCTCACTGACTGGTGCCAGCGAGGAGGAACGGCTCAATCAGATGGCCAGCGACCAGCGTGTCTACCTGGTTTATTCGGACGTCGAACAGGCTGGGAAGCGGGTGCAGGTCCAGCAGTCGGAGACGAGTTTCTGACAGCCCGCATAACGGGTCAAGGTCGCAGGCAACTGCGGCCTTTTTTTGTGCCATTTTGGACGGAAAACGGGCAATGAATATTTCCCGGTAGAATGGCAACTTTGAATCGAAATATTCCCTTCTACTGGGCAGAATTGAGCGACAACGAGGACGGCATGGTGTGCGTCTCTCTCGTCGACAACCCGGCGGTCGATCGTGACTTCATGGCATTCTCGGCCGAGAAGAAGATCCCCGTGTGCGCGATCTCAAACGAGGAGAAACGTCTCGTGCGCGGTGTTCTCATGCGTGCCGACTTCCCGATCTATCGCGTAGCTCCCACCGGCGAGGAGTTCTACATCATCTTCTCGGCCCACACTATTCGCCGCATGACCGAACGGTTTCTCGAACAGGGCAACCAGGGCAACGTCAACACAATGCACGCCCCCGGGTCCGACGTCGGTGGGGTCCATCTCGTGCAGCTTTTCATCAAGGACAAATCGGCCGGCATTGACCCGGCGGGCTTCGAGGACGTGGAGGACGGCAGCCTCTTCGGCGAGTACCACGTGGCCAATGATGACGTGTGGGCGGACATCAAGGCCGGGAAGTTCAAAGGCTTCTCCATCGAGGGAATCTTCTCTGTATCCAATCATCAGTTCAACAAACATCAAATCAACGAAATGGCAAAACTCGAAAAACTCAAGACCCGGCTGGCGAAGCTCCTGGCCGAGTTTGGCGTCGTCTCCACCGATAAGGGCGCCCTCTACTGGGACGGTGACGAGGACCTGAAGGCCGGTGACATGGTGCACAAGGAATCTGAAAGCGGCGAACGCAGCGCGGCTCCCGATGGCCAGTACACCACCGAGGACGGCAAGACCATCGTCGTCGTGGACGGAAAGGTGTCCGAGATCGTCGACCCGAAGGCAGAGGTAGACGGCGCGGGCGAAACGCCTCCCGCAGGCGGGGCCGACCCGATGGGCCCGGAAGGCGACCCGTCGCCCGGTGTCGCCGAGCTGCAGGAAATCCGCAAGGAGGTAGCAGAGATCCGCGACATGGTCGAAAAGCTCATGGGTGCGATTGAATCTACCAAATCCGACGTGACGGCCATGAAGCAGGCTCCGGCCGCTTCGTCGGCGCACGAGGAATTCAAGAACCTCACTCCCGGCAAGACCGGTGATTCGCGGCTCGACCATCTGGCCGCAGTCGTAGGCGCAAAAAAGTAACCAAAAAACGCAGACAATATGGCAACGAACAACATCATTGCAACGTCGCTCCCCGAGTACGTGGAGCAGAACAAACTGCCGCTGATCAACATGGTTGTATTCGGCGGCCGCACCATCGGTATGATGACCAAGCAGACGGGCATCAAGACCAAGGCAGCCATCAACTACCTGGATACCGACCCGGTATTTCAGGAGGGACAGGGCTGCGGATTCACTGCACAGGGCACCGCAACGCTGACCCAGCGTGAGATCGAGACGGGACTGATCAAGGTGAACATGGACTTCTGTCCCGACACCCTGCTGGGCAAATACGCCGAGTACCTCGTGCGCATCGGCGCCAACAGCGAAGAGCTGCCCTTCGAGCAGTACCTGATGGAGAACATCATCAGCCACATCAACGCGAAGATGGAGAAGGCCGTATGGCAGGGTGACACCGCGTCCGGAGATAACGACCTGAAGCACTTCGACGGGTTGATCAAGATCGCCACCGACGAATCGGATGTCGTCGACGTGGCCATCGCCAATGGCACCACGGCCTACGACGCCATCAAGCAGGTTTACATGGCCATCCCCGAGGAGATCATCGAGCGCAGCGACGTCTACATCTTCGTCTCTCCGGAGCTGTTCCGTCAGTTCACGCAGGAGATGGTGGAGAAGAACTACTACCACTACTCCGGCCCGCAGAACGAGACGCCCCGCGAGTTCATCTTCCCCGGCACCAACGTCCGCGTAACGAGTGCGCTCGGCCTCGCCGGAAAGCAGAACATCCTGGCGACGTACCTCGAGAACATGTTCTACGGCTGCGACGTCGAGAGCGACAAGGAGGAGATTAAGTTGTGGTTCTCGGACGACGACGACGTCTTCAAGCTGAAGGTCAAGTGGAACGCGGGAACGCAGTTCGCATTCCCCGACCGCGTGGTACTCGGAACCATCGCCGAGGAATAAGAAACCAGGTCCGGGCGGGCTTCGGTTCGCTCGGACCATAAACTTCAAGAAAATGACATGTTCGCAAACTTTTAACGGTATCCCCTACGATTGCGCCTCGACCATGGGCGGCATTCGTGAAGTCTATATCGCCAACTACGACGACGTCGAGACCGTGTCCGCAGAGGATGATCAGATCTCCGCCATCACAATGGCCGCGGAGAAGAAGTTCAAGAAGTATCTTTTCCGCAAGGGCACCAGCAGCATGACGTCTACGCTGAATGTCGACCAGGCAAACGGTGTGAACTACGTCAGCACCGACCTGGTCATGCTGTTCAGCAAGATGGAGACGGCGAAGCGCACCGAGATCAACGCAATGGCCACGGGCGAAATGGCCGTCATCGTCAAGGACAACAACGGCAAATTCTGGTATCTCGGCTACGACGAGCCGGTGATGGCCAGCGCCGGAGACGGGCAGACCGGGACGGCGCCGTCGGACGCCAACCGGTACAGCATCACGCTGCAGGACCAGTCGCGCGCCTTTCCTTACGAGGTGGAGGCGTCGGTCATCGAGACTATCGTCGATTAACCAACAACCATCCGGGGCGCATCGACAACCGGTGCGCCCTTTTTTCTGAAACATGAAACTGACGCAAGAAGAAATAGCAATCGTATCGAAGTGGAAGATGAATCTCCGCACGGCGGTCCGGTCGAAGTACCTCCGGCACGTGGGGCGCATGGCCATTGAGACGATGGTGCCTATCTACGAGCGGGCGACGGGTTACCACATTCGCGTGAACAGCAACTGCGGGGCCTGCGTTCTTGACTTCCTGCAGCGGATTGGCACTATCTACTTCGCGGATCTCGAAGAGATGGAAGCGGCCAAAAACGCACAGCCGGAGATCGAGGCGCCCAAGCGCCGAACGAAAAGGAAAAAGCAATGATCTACGCCAAGCAGACATCCGACGTCCAGACGCTCTACATCCCGCGCAACATGTTCATGACGCAGGCCGGGGTGTTCGTCCTCTCCGTGAAGAATACGGTGGGGCTTGATCGCATGGGTATCAAGCCGGACGGCGTTGTGCTCGGCCCGCTGTATTACGAGGTGACCGTGTCATTCCCGGATGGCATGACGGAGGGCGAATACGAGTACGAACTCACGCAGGGAGGGTGTCTGATGGCTTCAGGTCTTATGATTGTGGGCGATTATGACGAGCCGAGATCGGAATTAGCTCAATCAATTCAATACAAGCAGTATGGCAGATGACAAGAAGAAAATATCGCTGTCCTTCGCAGCTCTGAGCCCGTACATTGAGCAGCCGATCATCTCACCCAGGGAAGAGAAATATCCCGGCCGGGAGTTCATCCAGTGGGGTGATCGCAACGCATACCCCGACTACCTCGAAGATCTCTGCGAGAATGTCGCATCGCTGCAGAGCATCATCGACGGGTCGGCAGACTATGTGTGCGGCGAGCGGGTCAACGTGTCTCGGACTTTGCAGGACGAGTACATGAATCTGAAGAAGCAGACAGCCGAAGACCTGGTCCGCGAGCTGGCTATCTCGTTCTTCACTTACGGAGGATTCGCCGTGCAGGTGATCCGCAGTCAGAGCGGCGACATTGCCGAGCTGTACGCCATGGACATGAAGAACCTGCGCTGCGACAAGGACAACGAGGTATTCTACTATTCGGAGACGTGGAATCGCCGGTTCTCCATGGTTAAGACGCTCGTGTATCCGAAGTTCATCCCGAATGCGCGCGGCGTCCCGTCGTCCGTGCTGTTCGTGAAAAACACGACCTCCCACACCTACCCGCGGCCCAAGTATGCCGCCTGCCTCAAAGCCTGCGAGATTGAGAGAAGCATCGACGAATATCACCTGAACTCCATCAACAACGGGTTCATGGGATCAGTCCTTGTGAACTTCAATAACGGAGCCCCCACGGACGAGGAGCAGGAGGAGGTCGAGAAGGGCATCAACGAGAAGTTCGCCGGTAAGAACAACGCTGGGCGTATCATCATTGCATACAACGACACGAAGGAGAACGCCACGACGATCGAGAGCATCGACGTGCCCGATTACGGTGACCGCTATGATTCACTCGCCAAACGCAGCCGTCAACAGATCTTCACAGCCTTCCGCGCCAACCCCAACCTGTTCGGAATCCCGACGGAGAACCTGGGATTCTCGCAGGAGGAGTACGACGCCGCCTTCAGACTTTACAACCGGACGCAGATCATGCCGGTGCAGAAGCTCATCTGCAGATCCATCGGCAAAATCTTCGGCGACCAGAACTATATGACGATCGAACCTTTTACACTTGCGCAAAATGGCAGAAGTTCTACTGACATCTGAGGAGTTCGTGAAGAGCATCTCGAACATCAGCGACAACCTCGCCGGGAAGTATATGCTGCCGGCTATCCGCGAGGCGCAGGAGATCAACCTCCGGGAGATCCTCGGCGATGCCCTCACGGACAAACTGAAGGAGATCGTGGGATTGGGGCAGGTCAATAATCCCGAGAACACGATATACAAGGAGCTAATCGAGGTCTCGCAATACTTCCTCGCCTATCAGACGATCGCGGGGCTGCCCTACAAGGTGGGATACAAGATTGGAAACATCGGCGTAGCGAAGACTACCGACACCAACGTGCAGGGTAGTACGCTTGCCGAGATCTCGAATATCCAGAAATACTACCAGAGCAAAGCGGACTTCTACGCGGCCAAGATCCAGCGTTTCGCCTTGGAACATCACTCGCAGCTACCCGAACTCACAGAGAACGACTGCTACCATATTCGAAAGAACCTTCACAGCTCCGCAACGTGCAGCATCTGGCTGGGCGGCGCTCGTGGCAAAATATACGGAAAGAAATGACGCTCGAAGAAACAATCCGCACGCTTGAAGCCGTCGCCCTGCAACAGCAGAGCGTGGCGATGGTCATCGACAACGACATCTTCAAGCTCAACACCATCCCCAATGCCAAATATGCGGTGTTCGCTTACACACAGGGCGAGCATCTGACCAGCGTTAGCGGGGATCTGGCGACATACCGGCTGATCCTGTTCTATGTCGACCGCCTGCTGGCCGACAAGAGCAATCAGACGCAGATTCAAAGCACGGGAACGCAGGTGCTCCGCAATATCCTGACGATGATGTCGGAGCTGGACTTCCAGGTAGACAATATGCCGATCCAGCCCTTCACCCAGCAGTTCGTAGACGAATGCGCCGGAGTGTACTGCTCGGTGGCTATCGGAGCCGCCAATGGCTGCGAGTGTATGCCGGGATTCACCGAGGTCCTCCGCAAATTGAATGCGGCGATTGATAAGGCCAATGAGGCTGCAGACCGGGCAAGCGCTCTTGCCGACAATCCTCCCAAAATCGTGCTCAACGATCAAGGCTATTTCTGGGCGTTCTACGACGAGGATACGAAGCAGTACGTTGTTTCGGAATATCCGGCTCGCGGAGAGAAGGGAGAGAAGGGAGACAAAGGCGACACCGGCCCGCAGGGCGAGCAAGGACCGCAAGGAGAGCAGGGAGAACAAGGCCCTATCGGTCCGGAAGGGCCTATGGGTCCCCAAGGCCCGGGAGGTCCCCAAGGTCCGCAGGGCGAGAAGGGAGACACCGGAGAAACGGGTCCGCAGGGCCCAAAGGGCGACACACCCGTTTTGACGGCGCAGCCGGACGGCACAATCCTCTCCGACGGTGTGGTGCTGACGGACGTCCTGAAGGTCGCCGCGAAAAATTCGGACACGCAGACGGCTCGGGTTCGGACGTTGGCGGACAACCCTCCGAAGATTGTGGAGGTCGACGGCATGGCCTATTGGGCCTTCTACGACCTTGAAACGAAGCAGTACGTGACCTCGCAGTACCGGGCAGACGACGGCACTATCGTGCAGCAGGTCGAGGGTTCTGCCGTTTCATTGGATGTCAAGGGCGGAACGATGTACGTGTGCGGAGAATTGACCTCGCTGACAATTGCGAGCGTCGAGAACTCGACGAAGCCATCGATCATCCGCTTCACGTCGGGAGCTACGGCTACGCAGTTCTCCTACCCGGAGAATTTCAATATAACAGGTTGGACGAAACCCAAGGAAAACAGGAATTACACCATCTGCATCTTGTTCGGTGCGGGCAACATGACCTACGATGAATAGCCTGCTGTATTACTACAACAACGTGCAGAAGATGGCCGCCTACCGGCAGGCCAAGAGGATGCAGCGCGGGGTTCTCACGGCGCAGGGCGGATTCTCGACAAATAATCCGGCCTTGCTGCAAGTTCCGTGCACTATTAAGTGCGTGGTTATACCTCGAATTGTCCTTGAGTATTCTCAGACTATTTTCACTACTACGACTGGTAGTGTATCTCCTCGAATAGATATTACTTCTACGTCTAAACTTCAAATTTTTGTTGGTATTACGTCAAATGTTATACCAGTTGATTTAGATAAATTATATAACATAGTTTTTGTAGTAGATACTAATATCCAATCTGTCTATGTTAATGGAGAATTATTGAAAAATGCTGAATCTAGCATATCTTCTCTTGCGGAATACAGCATTGGCAGCAAGAATAATAACAGCGATAGATTCCAAGGAGACTATCTTCTGCACCGGCACTTTAACTACGCCATGAGTGCTGACGAGGTGAAGGCCCTCGACAACAACGGCGACCCGATGGGGTACGTCGTGCCGAAGGCGAAAAGGGGCGGACTACTCGCGGAATTCCTGCCGCAGAATCTGATGTACGGGCGTGACGACAAAACGGTCGCAACCTCATGGCTCGACAGCGCGAAGCAGTTGCCTCTGTCGGACGAGTATATGGAGCCGCTCTTTCAGTCGATAGGCGGCTACGACATGGCGGCCAACGGTGCGCCGGAGATACTCTATAACGAATAACCAAAAACAATCACTATGCAATACGCAAAATTAGAAAACGGACAACTGACCCCGGCCCCCGATGAGGTACGGCAGGGCGGGATGGTCATCATGAACCCCGGGCCGGACATCCTCGGCCCGATGGGGTACAAGCCCGTGGAATACACGGAGCGCCCGGAGGTCACGACCCCGGGCAACGAGCTTCGCGAGGTCTACACCGACAACGGCGACCGCATCACGGTGACGTGGGAGGAGTACACCCCGGAACCGGAGCCTGAATTGCCGGAGCCGATTCCCGACACGACGATCCGGCAGGTGGCCATGTTCGCCACGATGGCGGTGAATACGATGTCACTATCCGACGAGCAGTCGCTGGAGATTAAGGACCTCTATCCCGAATGGGCTTCGTTTATCGGCAAGTCGCTCGACGCCGGATTTAAGGTGCTATACGAAGGCCGGCTCTACAAGGTGCGCCAGCAGATTGCCACGGTGCTGGAGAATCAGGCACCGTCAGAACTTACCGCCGCGCTCTACGAGGAGATCAATGAGACGGCAGCCGGCACGCTGGATGACCCGATCCCGTACAACGGGAACATGGAGTTGTTCGAGGGCAAATACTACTCGCAGAACGGCGTGACCTACAAGTGCACCCGCTCCACGGGGCAGGCGGTGTATCACGATTTGAGCGCGCTGGTGGGGATTTACGTTGAAAAGGTGTGAAGACTATGAAACGAATCTTCGACAAGATCGTCGGCTGGCTGAATAAGATCGGGGCCGACAAGTACAAGCACTTCGCCGTAGGAACGGCCGTTGCGGCCATCGTCCTGCTGGCTGTGGCGTTGTTCGTTCCCCAGTGGCTGGCGCTGACGGCCTCGGTCGTGGCGGTGATCGCGGCGGCTGTCGGCAAGGAGAAGGTCGACGCCAAGGCGGATCTCCGCGATATTGTGGCCACCCTCTGCGGAGGCGCCGTCGTGTGGATAACGTATTTAATCGGATAGAGATATGGAAGTGGATGCCGGACAAATTACGAGCGTTGCGAAAGGGATCAGTGATTTAGGAATGATGGCCGTGACGGCAGGAGTGTTTCTCCTGCTGTCTATGGGGCTGATGATTTCGTGCTTCGCATGGTTCAAATCGCTAATCAATGGTATCATCGACGACAACAGAGGCGCGATGCAGGAGTTGTTGGATGAAACCCGCGCGCAGAATGAGAAGTTGACGGATATCTCGGAGGGACTTCGCCCCGAAACCCAGTTGCGAATCAAGAACACTGCCAATGTGTTCTTCGATCTGGCTGTCGAGAAGGTGTGCCGAATCATTAAGAAGGTCCGGGAGGAGAATCATATCGTCGACCACGAAGCGACTGCGGCGAAGATCAGAACGCTTTTGCACAACATCCATGAGGATCGGAATACGCGATTCGAAAGCTATACCTATCGAGGTCGAAAACTGTCCGAATATACGGATATTGCATGGGTTGAGAAGGTCGCCTCTGTTGTCGAGGATGAGATCTACAATTCGGCCGGTCCAAATAACGGGCGGGCATATACGAATGTGAAGGCCGCCTATGATGATATCAAACTTGATTTCTACAAAAGACTGAATCGTTAAACCAAATAAAACTATGAAAAAGACAACGAAATGGATTCTGATCGGCGTGGCCGTAGCGGTGGCGCTGGTCATCGTATTCAACCTGCTGCCGGACGGCATCCGCATCGCATCGACCGTATCGGTCGCCGCCGGATTCGTTGCCGGCGTAGCCGCCAGAGGGTGGTATGACCGCAAATCTCAGGAAAAGGAGGACGAGGCATGAAACACTTTACCATGGAAGAGCTGACCCGCTCCGATACGGCCCGGGCCAGAGGGATTGACAACACGCCGCTCGTCGAGCATCGACGCAACCTCATCGATATGGTCGACGAACTGATTGACCCGCTTCGGGAGCGGTGGGCCGTGGTCTGCGCCGATGAGCGGCTGGGGTCGCCGCAACTCCGCGTGACGTCGGGCTATCGCAGCCAGGCGCTCAACGAGGCGGTAGGGGGCGCCGCCACCTCGGCGCACCTGCTCGGCTATGCGCTCGACCTGGTGCCGGTGAACGGGGCGATGCGCCGCTTCAAGGAGGTATGCCGCGACTTCCTCAAGGGGCGGAAGTTCGACCAGATGATATCCGAAGAGGAGGATGCCTCGGGAACTCCTGCCTGGGTGCATGTCGGGTACAAAAACGCGGAGGGCAGACAACGCCGACAGTTCCTCTCCATGCGCGGCGGAACCTATATTCCCATGACGGCATGAGACGCATCTACTACAACAGCTGGCTGGCGAAGTGCTTCATTGTCGGATACAGCACCGCCATGTTCTTCGGCTACATCTGCACGAAGAACCGGCCGGACAAACCGCTCTCGGCCCGGCTCAAACGCCACGAAAGCATCCACGCCGAGCAGTACGGCGAGGTGACACTCCTGGCCTTTCTGCTCGCCCTTCTGTTGCAGGCAGTGCTGGGCGGCAGTTGGTGGTTCGCGGGCGTGCCGTTCGTCTACTACGTGCTCTACTTCCTGGAGGCGTCCCTCACGTGGTGCTTCCGGCTGGTTACCGACGGCTGGAAGTCGGCCGCCCGGATGGCCTGCGAGTACTCCATGTTCGAACAGGAGGCTCGGGCCGGAGAGGGAGATGTCGGATATGTCGAATCCCGCAGGTTCTGCGCGTTCCTGCGCTATTTCGGCCGGAT